TACCGCAACAACAATGGTCACGGTACTAGCACCGGCAGTGTTGTCTATGTAAAGGTCAAAAATTGTACCTTTAGCTCCACCAAGGGCTGCGCCCAACAACGTGCCTGTAGGCAGAGTGATGGCAGTAGCTGAGGCTGAAGTAGAAGTGATGTAGCCGGTTGCTACCTGCGCGGCGGTTGCCGTTGCTGTAGCGTTGATTGCGGAGGTTGTGGCATGGGTGATGCGGCCTGTCCCAGCAAGGTTGCCGGTTACGTTGCCGGTTACGTTGCCGGTTAAGTCACCGATAAAGCCATTGGTAGAAGTAACGGGACCAGAAAATGTGGTAGAAGCCATTAGAATTTCCTCACTTTGCGAGTTGTGCGCATCTGTCTGCAAAGTCGTCAGCCGGGGCTGTCAGATACGCGGGTTTTCCCGGTTATGCATTTTATATCATGTTACTACAAAGTGGTCAACGTACTTAAAAAAAAAGGGAGCCGAAGCTCCCTTTTATTACTACTTGTAAAGTAACGGTCTTACGGTGTACCGGGAGATCCGAAAATACCACGGAAATCGCTGTACCCGAATGAATATCTTTCTCGTGCTTTGTAACGCACGTTGCCGGTATCGAAGTCACCTTCAAAACCAGTTTTGATTGATACCCTGTTGAACATTTTCATGCCATTTGGGGAGTCAGTCAAAACAAACCAAGCATCTGGGTCAGTTAGGTAATGGTTAACAGTATATCCTTGTGGCACCATGCCCATGTTTTTGATCGCGTTGATGTCGTTATCCGCTGTACCAACCCGCAGAGTAGACTTCAGGATACGATCAGAAGTGAACTGAAGTTCTTTTGGAACTACCAGTTTCAAACCCTGAACAGCGATCTTCAATCCACGCTCATCGGTGAACGCAGCAATGTCAATCAATGCCTGTTCCAGTGAGGTTTCGGAAAGATCCGCAGGGGTAGCCAACGCATTGGCTACGTTACCTGACAAAGTCGGGTGATTGGTTACACAAAGAGCCACACCGTCACCGCCAAGGGAGGTCGTAAACGCACCGTTCAGAACGGCAGCAGCTTTTACCTGTTTGGTGGTAGCCATGGAACGAGCCAAGGCTTTGGTGTAACGACCTGCCAGTTTGTCGTAAAGATTATCTTCAACGGCTTCCTCAGTTAAACTGAAAGCTAGTGCAATAGTCTCATGTGTGTAGCGAGCAGTATAAACTTCCTGCGCACTGTCATAAGACACGCCAGCACCTTCATATTTAACAGGGGCTTCGCCAAATCCCGACAACATTACTTCTTCTTCAAATGCACGGTCAGAAGACTCAATGTCATAGATCTCAGCATGTTCATTCATGTAGTTTTTGTATTCTAAACCGAACAAGGCATTAAGGCCGGGTTCGAGTTCTTTTACTAGTTGTGCGCGTGAAATTGCCATGGTTAGGCTCCTCTAAGGGTTAGATTAGGTACTTGCAACACCGGGGCTGCCATAGCGATGCTCATTGATCTTAACAACCACTTGGGCGTATGCACCCAGCGCGTTGTTTGGCTGGTCATACAGACCCACGATTTTAAGATTGAGAGCTGCCGTGGTTGCTTGGGTAGCGAAGTCAAGGGTCATCGCGGAGACACCCGTAACAGTACTGCCCGTAGTAGAACCCGTAACATCTGCGTTATTGCCTATCGCCGCTTGAGTCATGGTGCCGTTCACTTGAATGGTAAACAACTGATTCGGATCATCGATCACAGAGGCACTAATAGTACCTGTTGTGATGTTGATGCTGCCCGGATAGTAGTTCTTCCAAGTAGGTTTCTGTGTGGTCGGGTCGTTGTAGAAGCAACCGTTGAACACGCCAACTGCTGAGACGTGTGTACCGGGTGCAAATTTAACAAGATAACCGGAGACAACAGTTACCAAGTCACCTTGGAAAATTGCGCCAGCTTGGTTGTCATCAATGGTGTAGCCATACTGTTTCTGTGCGCCAGTGGCGGACAGGTTTCCCAAGGCCCGTAGGCCATAGGGATTATTTACGTTAGCCATAATATGTATCCTTTAAGTGAGTTATTTGGAAGCGTCTCCGCCCCCAATGCTTACACGCGACTGTCTTTCTGGCTTGTTGATCTTCATCGACGAATGTGCATTCGTCTTCAACAGGTCATTATCGACTGCCTTTAGTTGGTCGTGGGTGCGGTCTTTGTAGTACTGCCGACGCTCCTCTGCCGTTTCTTCAGGAATTCTCGCCAGTAGAAGACCGCCTACGCTGATAATGCCTGCGTTTTTGCCGTCTTGTGGGGTCTGTCCTTGGAAGTCTGGATATTCGTCAGCACGAACCAGCTCATACCCCTCGCGGAGTTTTGCAGCGACGTTCATGCGATCATCCATTCCACCAGCTTCAGCTCTTATCCAGCGATGTTTATATCCAGCAGGTGCAGGGGGTGCATCCAAACGTGAAGGGGGTGCCCATGCTTTGCGCCGCGTAGTGACCTCACGGGTTTCTTCCGTGCGGGGGCTACGATTAAGTTTTGGTATTACAGGTGCTGTAGTCATGTTATTACTCCTTTACGTATTTGGCATATTCCTCAAGAGGAACACCCAATCTTTTTGCAATTGCAACTTGGCTTGGACTTAGTTTAACTGTCCGGCGTGCAGAACTGTTCACTCCCGACGAGCGGGTTGCAGGGGCGACCGTCTGCACGGGACGGGCGTTTCTGTTGTCTTGTGGCGTAGTCTGCTTGAGTTCCTTTGGAAAGATACTGCGCATCCTACGATCAATTTCATCATAGTACTCTTCTGACTGAGGGTCAAACCCTTCTTTTTGAACTAAGTCAAGGTGTATTCCTCGCACCGCCCCAGTCATTACAGTATTGGTACCAAACCATGCATTACGCTCTGCCCACTCTTCAGCCTGCGGATCTACCGCCGCTTTAGGGGCAGTGTACTGTTGCTGCGGCAACTTCTGCTGGTAAGTATTTTGCTGGGGTGGGGCTTCACGCTGCGTCATGGACTGTTGACGGTAGTGCGTAGCCTCTGCCACGCGCTGCTGATCCATCAGCATGGAGGTCAGGCGTTGCTGCGCTTCGGTCTCGGTGTCAATGTCATATTCTTCACGCGCCTTCTTGATGATCTGCTTGAGCGCGACCATCTGCGTGTCAATACGGCCTTTCGCTTCTACTAGCCGCTCTGCATCGGACTGCTTGAACCGCGCTTCGAGTTCCTCGGCTCTGTTGAGTGCGTTGCGGGCATACTCAACCGCTGCTTCCTCACGCCGCTGCGTCTCGCGCAGGCGACCCGTCAGCTTATCAATGCGCTTCTGTACCTTGTCGCCGTACTGATCCAGCTCGTCTTTCTTAGGCGCAGTACTCGCAGCAGTTTCTACTAAGGGTGCCTCTTCCTTGGTGGTGACGACGGCATTAGTGCCATCCTCATTCATCTCCACCTCTGCGGGTTCTTCATCCTCGCCAATCTTAAAATCTAATTGTTCGTTACCCATACTTTCCTCCCTCACATGTGCAGAACGTCTTTAGGGTCATTGATCAGCCCCAAGACTTCGTCATCGTTTAACAGCCGAATTTCGCCCCCATCAATCTGAATACGGGAACCCGCGTACCTTCCAAAGATGATCCAATCGCCCACCGCGCACCAAGGACCGTTAGGAAACTTGGACTCATCCGAATAGGCGAGATTTCCCATACGCAATACATAGCCACAGTTAGTCGCCAGTTGTGTACGTTTTTGGGTTTCTTCAGCCAGCAGGATGCCGCCCTTGGAGCTTTTGCTGCCCCGAAAAGGCAAGATGGCAATGCGCCATCCAGTAGGGTTGGGGACTCTGTCAAGAACGGCTTGAGAGACATTATTAATGTCCACGTTTCCGTCTTCGTCATAAGCATCATCAAGCGTGGGAGGGGTGTTCGCGATCTTATCCCTGCGCTGTTGTTCGAGTGCGGTCAACTTAGGTTCTTCCATTACACTTCCTCTGGGGGTTAAAAATCGTCTGTAGTCCGCTTACTCAGCTCAAGCTGTATAAGGGCTTCTACTAATTTTATGCCTTCCAGACGACCCATCATGAAGCGATAACGCTCCATGTCAGCAATGGTGCCATTAAGCACAATCGCTTCCGAGTCCTGTTGTAATTTCCTAAGCTCTCGCAGTACTTTTTCTGCAAATTCAAGCATGGTAATTTCCATGAATAGCAGACAGTTACGCCACTGTCTGGAGGCTAAAACGATACTAGTATATCTTTACTGGTGTATTTCCGTCACGTTTTTTTACGGTACGTACTGCGCCCTGCCTTCCCTTTGGTAAACCGCTCGTTCCACGCGATTTTCCCGCACTCGAAAGGGCAATTGCAACCGCCTGTTTCTGTGCTTTTGCTGCGCTAGAAGGCTTGCTAGAGCCTATTTTTCCGCTTGTTTTATAGGCAGAAAACACCTCTTTTACGTTGTTTGAGATGGTTTTCTTACTAGAACCCTTCTTAATCGGCATCTTAACCCCCGTTACGCGGCTGATTTATGCGTTTTAGGGCTACGCCTGTACGCATTTGTGCAATATTCTGCTGAGATTGGATCCTTTCTTTGTTTGCTTGGGCACTTTGCATCACTTTTGACTGATCGATCTGTAATCCTTGCTGTTTTAGCTGGATATTCGCCTGATCGTTCGCTGCCCGCTGCTGTAGCTCCTGTGCCTTGAGCGCAACAATAGGATCCTGCCCACCACCGCCGGGATTTGCCAACTGATCCTGCATAGTGCGCATCTGTTGCATTCCTTCCGCTATTTTCAGCGATATCATGCCTTCCCGTTGGATATCCGACACCATATTGTCAGGATCTGCACCGTATTGCTCAAATAACTCCGCTTCGGTGTCTTCTTCTGCCCGTAAACGGATGTGTTGCATGATATGTTTGTACAATTCAACGCCACCCAGCGCATTTGCCTGCATTAACGGCGATAAGCCCATCATCAGATGCGCCGCAACGTGTGCATCGTGCTGTTGACCTGCAAATGCCTTCAGTTCCATACCCCCCAGCACATCGGCATTCTCCGAGGCCGGATCTTTGGGCATCTGGTTGCTTTGAATGCGTAAAATACCGTCAATGTCGCGCACATTCAGCGCGGCATACACCCGATAGTACGCCTCGTACATGTTGTGCATCTGCGGCGCACTCTGCGCGAGCTGCAACTGGGTCTGTGCCAACGTAATACGCTGCGCGGCAGAGAAAATGTTCGGATCTGCTACCGGCAATACCGCGACCATGTTGTCAAAGTCGGATTTTTTGATCCGGCGGCTGGCACCCGGTACGTCATAGGGGTATTCGTCAGGCAGATACTCGCCAAAGCCCTTGGCCAGCATCTCAAACTCTTGCGTCTGGGCGTAATACAGGCGTTTGTGGATTGCGGACATCACCATCGAGCCACGTTCTAGCAACGCAATCGTTGTGCCGACCGCCGCCTGCTGATTTCCGTCGCCTACTTGCATGTCCGCCGTGCTGGCAAGGCGTTTTCCGGCTTCAACCGTAAAGCCCAGTAGCTGAAACAGCGTCTGTGAGGGTTCTTTGTACGGTAATGGCAGTAAAGATGCAGAAAGTTCAGCCCCGCCTGCGTCAATGTCACGCCATTCGCCCGGCTGGATTGGACTGTCGTCGTCCGCGATCCTCGCGCCCTTCGCTTTAAAGCCTGCGGGCAGGTTAGACAGGGTGCCTGCGTCAAGTAATTGACGTAATGCGCTGGTGGCGGTCTTGGAAAGTCCGCCAATCAGGTGGACAAAGCCTAAACCATACGCGCCAAGCCCTTCGACTAACACGTAATGCACGAAATATTCGCGCCTGCACTTTAATTCGTCGCCTTCTATCCAGTTTCTGCGCACTCCTACGACCCGCGAACTCATTTCGTCCAGCGTGACGACATACGGAAGCCGAATGCCTGTCGGCTCATCGTCTTCGCCCATGTCTTCAAAGCCGGGAATGTCTAACGCGACCTGAAATTCCAGCAAAAATATCTCTTCAGGCTCGCCCGTCTGCACCACGCCGGTCGCTTTATCAATGGAATACCGAATCTGACTCGCGTCCGCAGGGGTAGACTCAGGGGTAACCGTAACGTCAAGGTATTCACCCGCATACACGCGCTTGCGGTACTCGTTTGAGTCCATGGAAATGCGGTGGGTAAGGCGCGGACACTCTGAAATAACGCTCGATCCGTTGTACGGAATGTACATATCGTCAGGCAGCACAAGCCTGCTGACCATGCGCCCGATCTGTTCGTCGTAATAGACCTTCTTGAAGGTCGATCCGCCGTAGCCGGTATAGAAAAGAAGCTGATCGAACTCCGGTGTGTACTCTTTCATCACCGTGGTGATCTGATAATTCATGAAATCTTGTACGCGAGAGGCTTGCTGCACCTTGTCTAGCGTTTCTTTGCCCACGGTTTGGGTGCGCACGGGTCCACCGGCTGGCATCAGCTCCTTAAACGCCTGCGCTTGGAACTGCACAATCGCTTCGGTCAACATCGGATGCACGGCACCCGCTGCGCCACGGAACGGCTTGGTGCGCTCTTCGATCTTCAAGCCCAACAGCTCAAGACCTTTCGAGTACATCTGCTCCCAGTCCGAACGGCTAGACTTGTCCGCCTCGAACAACGCCATCAGGTCAATGGATATCGAACCAAGGTCGTTGGTGTCAATCACCTCGGCAAGGTTGCCGTAGAAGCCGACCTCGTCGTCCTCCTCGCCTAACTCGATGATGGCACTGCCGTCATCCTCAAGAATGATCTCGATGTCAGACGAATCCTCCAACATGTCCATCATGTCGGAGGTAGGGGCTAGGTTAACAACCTTATCTATAGGCATTGCTACATCCCTTATATGTATTTGCGGTCATTGTACACGCGTTCTACGTTTCCGCCTTTGGCTTTTTTAGTGATGAGACCGCCTTTGGCGTAACCGGGGGCAGCTTGGCCTTCTCCTTTTAGGATAACGTCTATGGCTTCTGGGGTAAAAGTGATCTCGTGGTAGCCGCCAAGCATTTTTGACTCAACGCCGGGTATCTTAAGCAGGGGATTCAAACCTTCCTTAACAATCTGTTGATCATAAATTGAAGCGTAGGCGGATGCCGGTTTACCGCGTACATTACCGATAGCTTCAGCCGTGGGTAAGTATACCGTATCAACACCCTTCTCAAGCGCATGTTGAATGGCGGCTTTGAATAGTGTGCCGTGCACTTGACGCAACACGCCGCTCTGCGCCTCACCTTTCTGGGCATCTGACTGTATCTCTTCAATGACCATGCTGTTCGGTTTGGCTAAGGTGTCGACGTGTTCTTCACCATTAATAATACCTTTGACTTCACGAGTGTCTCTCTCAGCATTGCTAGGAATTAATGTGCCACGCACATGACCGATGAGATTTTCTTTCCCTTGATGAGCGGGATAATGCTTGTATGGGAAAAGAATCTGTTCAGGGTGAGTAACGCCAAATTCAAAATATCCGTCAGCACTTTTGTCTGGGTTTTGTAACAGGCGTTGGTAGTCCCGATACGCATACCCGCCTTCTTGTAGTACATCGTCGGGCGGATTCATTTGCAACACTTGGTAAGCGTCGTTGACCGCAACATCGTGCTCTTGATTAATCAAATCCTGTAGTGCCTCACGACCAGTTGTATATGACGTGTCCATACCTGATAGCCTTAAAGCCTCTTGTAATTCTGGGGTGAGATCGTCTATTTCCAGCGATCTATAATAGTAATCGCTTAACAACCCCATATTTTCATCGCTATCGGCTACTCCTAGTCTGTCGAGCACATTGCGATAAACAAATGGGTGGTTATTCGCAACCTCGTCTTGGGCTATTTCCCATAAATGCGCACTAGCGTCATCAGCAGAGCCAGCGAGGTCTACTTTGTTGTACTGTGACGAGGGGATGAGCTTCTCAAACTCGGCTTTGGTCATGCGAGTGTTAGGCTCAATATCCGCATACTGCTTGGCAAGGTCATCAAGCCCGTTCTGCGTCATACCGGGTTTGCCACGTAGCTGGTTTAAGAAATTTTCAACGGTCTGTACCTCTGGTCCTTTTAAGGCTTCAGCTCGCGCTATCGGTGTTAAGTTCAAGTTGCCTTCGTTCTTCACGGCCATGCCCAACACGGTCTTACCCGCCTCTGCTGCCGGTCCGGCAAGGTGACTTGCGCCAAAGCTACCACCTGTTATGTTCAGAGCTGTGTTTAGTGCGTCTTCGTTTGATACCTGACGGCCGCTTGCCGCTACTCCGGGAGCAACCCCCGCTTTAGCAAGGTCATACAACATTTGCGGAGCAGCGAACTGTAGATTGCCCTGTTTCCTACTCCCAGCGAATGGTAATATTGAGGCACGATCAAGACCCGGCTCCATGCCGTTCATTTTATATACTTCCTGCTCCACCGCTGATGCCGCATCCAGTCTTTCTAACATGTTTCGGCTTTCAGTCTGTTCCCTAGTAGGTGCTGGATCAGGCGTTCTAGTGTTAGGCGTAGCACCGACACGATCCATCTGCGCTAGTAAATCTGCGGTGTTAGAAGACACCTCACTGCCTGTGGCAAAACCCGACACTGCGCCGCCCTGCGCGTAAAATTCTGGCAGTGCCAGTGAAGATCTGTCTTGAATATTGTATTTAATCCCAAAACTATCCCTTTGAGGTATAACCGTTGGGTTTTCACCCACAAGGTCACGAAACGATTTTGTAAATTCTTCTAAAGTAAAACGGGGCAACTCTTCTCTTAAATCTCCTTTGGGTTGCAATCTTACTAACGTCTTTTCATCCCCTAGATTTGCAAGGGCGCGGGTTCGATGTCTGCCTTCGTGCCCTAGAATAGAGGGTATCTCCCCTTCATTAAACCGATCTATAGTAAGAAAAGGTATATCCTCTAAACCATTTCCTCGTGCAATTTTTCCTAAATAATTTATGTAATCGTCATGGTTTAACCTGTCTTCACTACCATCAATCCGATAGGAGTGATACTCAGAAGGTGTAAATCTTGTAGCATACTTTTCAAAGTCTGCTGGATTCATTGTCATGAGCAACTGAGTGGTATCGCCTGTAAACGCACGGCGTAATGCCTTACTATCGTACTGTTTTTCAAGGTTGGGTATCTCATCCGCAGCCCGCTCTACTCGCTTTGCCCCGTACTCTCCCCCACGTTGTCTGACAAATTCCATAAGATCAGCAATAGCACTGGTGGTAACGGGCTTAACGCCTTTCACGGCTTTTACTACCCCACCTCCCACGGGGATCATACTTGCGGCACTTAACATCATTCCAAGTTTATCGTTGTCACGCCTTGCTCGTTCAAAGTCACGCGCACCTTGTGCGGTTCCAACAACGGGAGCAAAGCCCATACCGATGTCCATTAGGGTCTCACCAAGGCTCATGTCCTGTGGCGTGTTAAGGGATGTAAAGCGTTGAAGCATGTTCTGACTTTCGGTCTTAACAGGATCTGGATCAGGCGTTCTAGTGTTAGGCCTATCACCGACAGCCTTCATCTGTGCTAGTAAATCTGCGGTGTTAGAAGACACCTCACTGCCTGTGGCGTACTTTTTAATGAGGCCACCTTTGGCATGTCCTAGATCCGAAGAGTCTAGCTTGGAGGGGTCGTAGTCAGCGTATTCAGACCTGATATTTTTAGTATCAAACACTAGATAATGAGTAGCATGTGGCGCAGACAAAGGGTCTGAAAAGTTAGTTATTTTAAGCCCATCATATCCACCTTCTCTCGCTTCTTTTGCTAATTTCGTAAGACCTTTTTTATCCCGCAATTCTCTTATACTAGTATTTGCAGCATCATATTCCATAAAATTGCCACGCGCTCTTACGGGCATTATATTTGCTCCACCGCCTCCGCCGATTCTAGTAGGAAGAGGAAAGAACTTTCTTGCTTCAGCAGGGTCTGGGACCCCTGCCTCTAATGCTTCCGTTGCTTGTTTAATTTTATCAGCTAGTGAGGCAAGTTTTAGCTTGTCTTTTTCTCTAGCAGCGGTACGTGCCTCTCCTTCAAGCTTACTTTTTTTGAAAAAAAGATTATTACTAATCTTTTCATAATCGTTTTTTAATTTTTCAAGCGCACTGAACGGCGCAAAAGAAGCGTATATGTTGGCTGTTTGGGGATCATCTGTTAGCCATGTACCCATTTTTGCACTGGGGGAATTTGTTACGGAACCGTAGAACTTCTTGTTAAATGCGTCAAACCCTTCGTTCTCTATATCGGCTGTCCCGTGATAAAGGGGTCCGGTATAGCCTTGTTCTACTTGCCTTACCGCCTTGGCTTCTTGTGAGAGATCAAGCAGGTCTTCAGCCGCCGTCTTAACGCCTTTGCCCACCGTCTTAACCGCCGAAACACTTGGCACAAACGGCAGTACGCCTAGCGCAGACAGGGCATAGTTGCCCATCGTCCTTTCTTCTGGGCGCATCTGGTACATTCGTGCGTCAGCAGCAAGCCCTGCGATGTCGCCCAACACTGGCACGGGAGCCGTGGCTAAAGACGCAACGTTCAGCAGCTCGCCCGTTAAGTCACGACCTGAGTAGTCCTGCGGCACAGCAGGTGCTTGACCGATCCTCGCCCTGCGAGCGTCTTGTGCTTCCTTGGGCAGGTTCCTTTTTACAGGAACGTCACTGTCGATGGTGTCCAGCATGGCACGGGCAGAAAGATCCGCCGTGCCTTCAGACTTTTTTATTTCGCCACCTTTTGCTGAAAATTCGGGAATTGGTTGACCGTTGGCATCCAACCGAAGGGGTGCCTTTGTTTGCAACGCTGCCATCGCTGCTTGTGCAAGACCTGTAGCCGTTGGTGGGGATGCTGCCGCCGTTGCCGTTGGGCTGTTATAAAACCTTAAGTCCGTAGGGGCCACTCCATCCACACCAATAACCGGTGCTGTGGGTGCCGTCATCCCGCTAAACCGTCCACCGGGCAATGCCGCCAACTGCTGTGCCGCTTGCCTGTCCCGCGCAAACTGCTGCGAGGCGGAGTACTGTGGGTTTGCTGCTGTGGGTAACGGCACCTTCAACAGGTCACGCGGACGGCTCGTCACCGACGGTGGTGTCCAGCTCATGCCTGCACCCGTTGCCGGAAGCAGCTTCGCCGCTGGGGTGTACGTATACCCGTAGACCGGGTCATAGGTGCGCGGCGCACTGTTGCGGAAGTTCACGTCCAGCGCAGGCTGACCCGCACCGTAAATCGGCGGCGGCGCAGCTAGGGGCTGATAGACAGGGGTAGCCGTGTACGGCGTAGGCTGTGGAAACTGAGTCTGTGTTTGGGGGGTCACGACCGGCGGCGTATAGGGGGGTATGACGGGCAGTGTTGGTAGCGTTGGCTTCTGAGCTACAGTCGCGTACAGAATACTAGGGTCTACACCCGCACGTTGCAAGTCTGCAATGTTCGCCCGCTCCTGCACAAACAAATTCCGCAGTGCTTCAGGATTGCCCGCGTTCTGCGCCGCAACTTCCCTGATCCGCGCATCCAGTGCCGCTTGTCCGTGGTTCGGTGTGGTTGCCCATCCCTGCTGGAGCGGCGAGACATAGTTAGTAGCAACCACATTACTGGGTGCCTTCTCGCCTTGGTTAGCGTCAATCGTAAAGTAATCGCTGACCGCCTTTGCGCCTAACGCCCTGTTTGCGTCCGCCATGCTCACGCCGCCCGCTGTCATTGCGTTCAACGCTTCTAACGGATTGGTGTTAGCCGCCGCATAGTCACGGATGTTCGCGTAATACTGATCCTCCGTAAGCCCGCGCTCCAAGGCACGAATAAGCCCGTCCGACTGGACTGTACCCCCATCGGCGTAACGCTTAACCTGCATCAACATGTCTTTAGCGGACGGTGTCGCCATGGGAATTGCCTCTCGTGTGCAAGACGTACTTCACTGGCATTCTATCTGCTAATAATATTCAGGGATAGTCCCCAATTCCCTCGGCTTATCCTCCTCGTCATCCCTTAAACTAATAAAGTTCCCCGCCCTGAACCGCATCAAGGCCATGACCATTGAATCCACCAAGTCATCGTTGTCCCCGTTTGGAAACGCCGCACACTCCTCGATCAACTCATCCGCCCAGTCCGTGTCCGGTGCCCACACCATGCCACTCTCCAATACCGTCGCAATCGAGTTCGCCCGCGAGATCTTATCCTGCCCCGCCCTACGCCCGCCGGGCGAGTACATCGTCACCGGAATCCCCACCTTCCGAAGCTCCTGCTGAAGCGTGGTGCCCGTCGCCTTCGCCTCAATCAACACATTGTCCGGCTGCCAATACAAATACTCTTCCTTGGCAATACGCTTTAACTGCGGAAAGTCCCAACGCCCCTTCTTCACATTCAACAACAAGATGCTTGGGCCACTGTCCATGTCTACCGTAAACACACCCCACGTCGTGATCGCCGAATAGTCCGCCGTCTCCTTCTTCGAATACGCTGTGTCGTAGGACTGGATCACATACTCCAACTGCGGCGTGTATTCCTTCTCCCACCGCTTCCACCACTCCCGCTTCAGAATAGCCCCCTCATCATTACTCGGCTGCTGCTGCCACTGCGCCTGCCACTTCTGCGGCGACAACGAGGCCTTCACCGCCATCAACTCCTCCAGCTTCCAGAACCCGGGCCATAACGGATTGCCAGAGGGCAAAATAGCAGGGAATTCAATCACTTCCCATATGTCGGCATTGTGACTTGCCTGCGCCTTAATCAACCGCGCCGTCAAATCCTTGGTGGACCAACGGGTCATGCACACCACAATAGCCGCCCCCGGCTGCAATCGCTGCCGTGGCCCCGAGGTGTACCACTCCCATGCGTTGTCCAAGGCCAACGGCGACATCGCATCCTGCTCCGAATGCGGGTCATCAATGATCAACAAGTCCGCACCACGGCCCGTCATCGCACCGCCCACACCCACCGCAAAATACTCCCCACCGTGGTTCGTGTCCCACCTTCCAGCAGCCTTACTATCCGCCTTCAACACCGCATCCGGAAACACTTCCTTGTACGTCTCCGTGTCCATCAAGTTCCTTACCTTCCGCCCAAACCGCACCGCCAACTCCCCCGTGTGCGTCGCCTGAATAATCTTTAAATCAGGCTTACGGCCCATCGAATACGCAGGCAACAAATAGGACGAGAACTCAGACTTCGTGTGCCGCGGACCCATGTTAATGATCAACCGCTTCAACGAACCGTTCGCCACCCGGTCAAACGCATTCGCCATCCGCTGGTGATGGTTCCCAATTATGGCCGCAGGCCACACGTATTTTGCAAAATCAATAAAGTTCCGCTGCGCACGGGACTGCGCCTCAAGCTGCAATAACCGCAGCTCCAAGCGCAACTGCTCCGCTTCAATAGCCGAGTCACTAGAATCACGTGCCATATCAATACCCTA